TTCAAGGCTTCGTTGCCCAATTCAATTAATGATGTGGTTTTACCTTCGGCATCCTGATACGCTTTTAATTGGGTCGTGGTTTGGTTTATTTCTTTTCGAACCGTTCCCATTTGAACGCCTAAATTTTGCTCAGACTTGTAAAGGTCTTTTTGCGTTTTAAGTAAATCCTGCAATTCCTTTTCATTCTTTTCGATGGCTTCTGAATTATCGCCTGCTGCACCTTCTAAGGCTTTTTGAGATTTAGTAAGTAAATCAATTTGCTTTGCGGTTTCTTTTGATTGATCGGCATAGGCTTTTTGCTCTTTTCGCAAATCGAAATAAGTGTCCTGTAACTCGCTCAAACTTTTTTGTAGCTTTTGAGTATCTAAATCAAACCCCGCTAATTGGATTACTTCTGCCATCGCCTCATTTGTTTATCTTAATAAACTCCCCATTTGAAAATTGACCTTCTTGAAAATCAACTTTGTTACATACGTAATACGCATTTTCCTGCTTGAAATAAACAGGGCGTGTTAAATCCAAACCTAAAAAATCAACCTCGCTTATGTTTAATCTGATGGTATGGATTCTAAAATTTGTAAAAATCTTTTGATACTCAGCATAATAATTATAGACCGATTCTTCAAACAAAGTATTTGTATTGACCCCATAAGGCACGCTGGAAACCGTTGTTTGATCTTGCAGTATTTCAGATATTATTTTATAAGTTCCAACTGGTGAAGTTTCCTTTCGTATGAAAAAGAACCTTCCTGACAATCCCTTATAAGTTATCTCAGCAACGTTTTCATTGTCCTTAATCTCAATGTTCCAAATTTTGTATTGGTTGGTACTAAAGCCAAAAAAAGGCGTTACTATTTTTTTATCGGGCGCATAGATTTTTGATTGCGCCAATGTTTTTTCATCGGTAATATTTCGATTGAAAACGTACAAATAACCATCACCCGAAAAATCAGATTCGGAATCCCTTTTTAATTTGAAAATGTTTTTTTGGGCGTAATCGTTTTTATAAATCTCTCCAGTACGTTCAACAAAACAATGTGAATAATCCTGAGCCGTTGCAAAATTCAAACGGCTGTCTAATTTTATAAAATATACCGTGTTGGTGTGATCATCATAAACAGGGGTTAGCCCAGTTCGCCAAATTATTTCCTTTACAAAATCTTTTACTGTAAAGTCTTTTAATTCATTTTCAAGGGTGGTTGTTCCCAAATCGGTTTTATAAATACTTAGAACTGAATTATTGTGTCTCCACTCATAATTACGGTATGAATCACCGCCTAGGTCTATATTGGCTGGTGCATTTATAAACATTTCCAGCACGTCGCCTTTTTCAAGAGATACGTTAAATTCAAGTTCTCTAGGTTCACCAATGCCATTGCTTGCATCACCGCTTGAATAATCACTATTTATTGATTGCAATTCAGTTCCATTTTTTAAAATGGTTATTCTAGGGTTTACGTTTTTATTGGAATGCTTTGGCCTTCTATAAGTAGCATACATTTCAGAAGTCAAATGAATATGATAGGAACTTTTTTCGCCTATTACATATTTCCAGTTATCAATGAGAACCCGCAATAACATTTGAAACATCCCAATGGCGATACTCAGGGCGTATGGTGGAAACTCCAGCCACCGTAACACGGCTTTCGTCTTTGAAAAAGTTTCTAGTTAATTGAGCAACCAATTCATCTTGCTGTTGTTCTGCCAAATCTTTTGGGTAGGTTAAATAAAGCCCATCCAAGTAACCCAAATTGGTATAATCGCAATTAAAGCCAAAGGTTGAAAATATTAATTCCCAAAGTTTTTTTACTGAAAAGCAAGGGGTTAAATAATCAATATTGATTCCGTTTTCAAAAATGTTTTTACCCCCATAATCGGCCACGATATACTGGTAGTATTCATTTGTAAAGCTGGCAACAACGGTGGCTAATAATTTTTCATGATTGAAATTATGTAAGTCAATATCATTACCCATTGTTTTATTTTCAATGGCTTTGAAAAAATCAATCATTCCGTTTATAATCGCACCCTTGTATGTTTCGGTGGTTTCGCCAACATCAAACCAGCCTTTGGAAACCAAATCAAAACCATTAACTTTTAAGAGCGAATTATTTTTATTGTATGGAACTGTTGACCCATCGCCTGATATGCCTAGAAATTGCATCGCCTGTGAGTTTGAGGGGGTTTTGTCGAACTCAAATGAATTAGTAAATGAACATGCCACGCTTGCAATATCGAAAATCTCCGATATCTGCTTAGTGTATTTGATATTAGTATTCTTTGGTAACTCTATCAAATTGTCATTTACAATTAATTCGACCATAACAATGTTGGATTAAATCTATAATTAAGATCAATGTTTAAACTAACCGAGTAAACCCGTTTTATGTTATCCCTTTCAATGCTGTTTGATTTTAGGAAGATCTTTTTCCAGCCCCCGTTTTGATAAGCAAAAACATCTGAGGAAATAATCAGATCAAAAGCATATTGTTTGTACTCCCTTGGGATTTTGGAATACACTTTTAGATCGCTATTACTAAGCACCCCTAAATCAAGTAAATTATTGTTTGCCCCAACAGTTGAGCCAAGCGGGTTTCCAGCTTCTTTTTCAGTATAGCTTTCGAAAAGCCAGTAACTATAACCGCCTTTTTGGTTTAGGAATTTTAAGTAGATATTATTGCAGCCTTTGATTCTTCTATAATCGATATCGGTTACTTCTGCGAGGCTTTGCTGTGCTATTACATAAGAAGGTGATAAGAAGTAATCATAAGAAGGAAACCCCGACCAAACAGGAAGCGTTTGATAAAGCCTTAAATTTTGGTTTGGGGATATCGTTTGGTTTGTATCGTTTGTTCTATTGCCACCACGAACAAAGTCTTTCGTGAAAGTTATATTTTCACCAGTATTGGCCGTAATGGAAATTTGAATTTTTGTAGAATTGTTTGTGTTGCCGTTTGGAACATCAAACAAGGCTTTTACAACCGATTGAATATTAATAAAGACATTATTATTCGGGTCGGTATAGCTAACAAATGCGGGTGTTATTTTTGCATTTGAAAAATTGGTGAATATGAATTTGAAAAACAAAACAGAAACATCGGCTTTAACATTAAACCAAATTTCGTTGTTGATCAAATAACCATTACTGTTTAAGTCATGTGAAATTGTCATGAATTTGCTTTTTTAAAATACTGCTTATCTCTGTCGTAAATCCCTCTCTCAATTGCGAGTAAATAAAATCGGCAACCTCTTTTGAATGTAATATTTCTAATAAATCCGTTCCTGCTGGATAGTATTCTGTACCTTCTTTTTGAATCTTTTTAGCAACCGCAAAGGCTATTGATTTGGCCTCGTTTCCACCTATTCCAAACTTTGCAGTAACCCAAGGAATTAATGCGCTTATAGGTGGCATCTTTTCGCTTGGCGCTCTACCATGAGCGAGCCAATACGTGTAGTCCATTCCCCATATTTGCCCTTGACCATTTACTACACGTGGCTCCAAACTATTTAGCCATTGGCCTGTGGCATTCATTCCTAATGAAATAAATTTTGGCTTAAGAAATTTATCAATAACGCCTTGCATCGTATTGAGTATCACTTCATCTGATAGCCTTATTTGGTCCATTTAGTGTAATCTTATTCTAAGTTACCTGAGTAAACGTATAATTGACTTTCCAGCCGTTGTAATTATTATCTAAATAATTATGAATCAATATCGCATCGCTTGGCATTTCAACATTCACGCTGGTAATACCTAAAATTTCGCACGTGTCTAATATATTGTTGCACCCCAAACAATCAATTAAAGGTTTGAAAACCGTTACCCATTTCGATTGCTCAATTGGGTGGCCTTTGATTTCATTATAATTATTAATTCCCAATTCTTTTTGCATCATGGCATAAACCGAAAAATTCCAAACACACGTTTTGGAAGTAATTAAATTGGTTACCGAATTGCGAACAATAATCTCTCTAAATCTTAAGTCGGTTAAAAAAACCTTTACACAACAATTATCTTCCCTTACAATTGGTGGTAATGGCATCGGCTCAGACAATACAATATTTATTTGTGATGGAACTAGCGGGGCTGCAAATTCCCAACAGAAACCGCATTTTACTTGCTCGTTCCATTTTTCGATTTGCTTTGCCCAAAAATCAACTATATCCATAATGCATTAATTTATAAATAGCTATAAGTTCCAAAATTGGCTGTTATGCTTATATTGTCTATATCATTTGTAAATTCGAAATCAGATGGTTTGTAAGACCAAATCAAAAAAGGAATTTCATTTACATAGTATATCCTTTCTTGTGTTTGTAGATTATCTTTACAGATACAATTTTCTTCTACAAACCCCGCTGCTTCTTGGAAATTCTTAAAATAAAAACCTTTTCTTTCTAGTCCACCAATAAAAATATCATTGAATTTGTTTGTAGTTTTTTTTAAAAATTCCTTTTGTATAAAATCTTGAATACCCATATCATTTAATTGTTGAACGTTTCTTTGCTATTTCGGCTTTTAATACTTCCATGTACTGCTTGTCAAAAACATCATTGTAAGGTAGGTTACGAATTTTATTATACTTCCAAACTTTGCCTTGTGCCAAAATATCCAAAGTATTTTTTATTCCAAATTGATCAAGCTTATGTATTCCAGCTTGCACATCTTTAATATCAGGGCTTGAACTGAGGTAGGTTGTTTCAAGTTCCTGTATTGATTTTAATTCATCAATGAGCCAAAGAATAATGCTCATTGCTTTATTAATATTTATTTTTTGAATGTCGTTTATAAAATAATGTTGCCCCCTGTCTTTAAGCATTAAAAAAAATAATGTTTCAAAATCCTGTTCGGCAAATAAATCAGGCAAAGTTTCTTTTAAAAAACCCCACTTGAAATAGATAACACTCTCAAAATCAAAGTTAAACATTTTTGAAGACCGTTTTCCGTTTTTGATCAAAAATTTAAAATCTGCTTGATTAATCAATGACAATTGCTTATTTAACATACGCACTTGATTTTACTTGAATTTTTCCTTTTCCTACCAAATCCCAAAGAACATAACCGATTGGGTCTAAATGGTGGTTGTAATCGTCAATAGGGGTTTGGCTCTTTCTATCGTGCCAAATATAATTGTTGAGTTCTTTAATTATGTTTATGCTTTCGGGGTCAACTATAATTTCCCAGTCCTGTAACAAGGCAATGCGATCAATTATTTTTGGCTTTTCAATTCCTTTGATATTGTTACCCCTTGTTTTTAATTCCGATATTAAACGAGGTTCGGCATTATCGGCAACGATAAGATTTTTTAAAGCATATCTTTGATTTTCTTCAAATATCTGAGAAGTGGTAAGCCCTGATTTATGCAAATATTCCTTAACATAAATTCTTTTGTTTTTAGTATCAATAGAACATTTATCAAGTGTGGTGGGATCAATTGAAAAACCGTAATCCTGACCGAAAACAGGTTTTGAATGTTCTTCAAAAGCTCCAATACGCCAATTTGAAAAAACAACTCCCTCTGCTTTGTTCAACCAACCGCCCATTATTTGGTGCTGGTATTTTTGCGGGTTGGTTGCTTTTATTCTTTCAATCTCACGAATAAAAGAATCGTTTAAATTTTCGAGGTTGTCTAAGTAGGTGGTATGGATATAGGTAACATCGCCTTTCCTTCCTGTGAAGCCCTCATTTACGCCCATATCCTCAAAGAAACGTTTGTAAATCCAATGCTCTTTGGTGGCAGGGTTTAGAATTAGTATTACCCTGTTTTGTTTGCCTTTATGTCGAACCGATAAATTGATTTTATCAAAAACCTTTTCATCGGTTTGCTCTTCTGCTTCATCCAGTACCCAAGTGGTAACACCTTGCAAAGATTTTAAGTTGGCCGTTTGATCTCCCGAACTGGATTTTAAGCCCCTAAAAATTATTTCGCTGCCCGAATCAATGTTTTTGATTTCATTTTTCTTTACATCGAAGCTGGAATTTGAATTATAAAAGTCAATCTTTTCTTGAAACTCAGGAATGATTGACAAATGAGCCGAAGTCATTGTCTGTCTTGTAAACAAAATTTTATGCCCCCATTCAAAAGATAAAAGTTTTATAAACCTTCCTATTTCAAAAGACTTGCCCGAACCACGACCGCCTGTAATTATAAAGTAACGT